TTGATTACTCTGGGATGACAGAATTAGCATATAGCGATACTTCTATATCTAATTTCCCAAGTGAAGCTGAAAATCTAGTTGTATTATATGCTTCAATAAAAGCATTGGAATACTTGGCATCTTTTGAAGAAGATATTGAATTATATATGCCAGTTATACAAAATTTAAAACAAGATTATGGTACATTAATACAAATAATTAAAACTGGAGATATATCAAAGCCTCAAAAAGGAGATAAATAATGGCAAAAAGCTTGACAGTTAAAGATATAAAATCTCAAATTGAACATATATACGGAAGACAACCAGAAAAATATTTAATAAGACTTATTAATGATGCATTGCTTGATATTGCAGATAAAAAACAACACTACACTATATCTAAAGTAACAGATTTAAAAAAACACCAAAGATGGTATACTTTATCGGATGATATAATCGATATTATAAAAGTTGAAGTATTAGATACAAACAATAGATATGTTATGATACCAAGATTATCTGATTCACATAAATTATTAAGAGATGATATAGATTCAAACACTACAACTTGGTCTTCATTAAGTGGTAGTGATGACTCTTTAACTTAGGAGATATATGGCTACAAACAAAAGAACATATCCAAATGATTACTTTGCATGGTATAATGATGATAATAGAATTGCCATTGTATGCCAAGAAACATCTTCATCATCAACAGAAAAAACAAGAGAAAAATATGACACATTTCAAGGAAATGGAAATTTAAGCGGCACAATAACAAACATGACTATAGATGGTACGACTGTTACTGTAACTTGTTCAGAAGCTCATGGTCTTAGTCATACTATAGGAGATAGAATAGTTATTAGTGGAACAAGACATTATAATGGAAATTATGCACTTGTATCTACTCCTAGCACAACTACATTTACAATAACTTCTAGTGCAATTGCATCTAATGCAGATAGTGTAAATTCTATATCTGTTTCTGATGCTGGGTATGCAATCGCAACAACGGCAGCTAATCACGGATATTTAGTTGGAGATAAAGTATATATAAATGCAGATAATAATACATATGATGAAGAAGTAACTTTAGTTTTTACAAACGGAGCAACTGTTTTTCATTATCAAACGTCTAAGCCAGAAACTGCAGATGTTGGAGCAGCTACAGTTGGAGGTACAGGTACTTTCACATCATTATTTATTGATAATGGGTTAAGATTAACTTATCATTCAAAATATGAAGAAGTCACAACATTAACAGATAATTTACAAAGTGGCTCAGGTTTAGATAGTTCATTGCATAATTCAGTTATTTGTTATGTAAAATCAAGATTACTTGAAGATATGGGTGATTTTGAAAAATCAGCATATTATAAAAAAATGTATGAACAAAAAGTTAAAAAGCATAGAAGTAGAAGGTCTGGAGTAAGAACTCTATCAGTACCTAGACTATAATAAATAAAAGGTGATTATGAATCTAGAAGAAAAGATAAAGAATCTTAAAAATCAACAAGAACAAGCAAAAGAATTGTTCATAAAATGCGAAGGAGCAATTGAAATCCTTCAATCTATTTTAGAAGAAGAAAAATCTCCTAAAAAAGATAAAAAATAGTTTTTTGAAAAGAGGTAATTATGGCAAAGTTGCAAAAGGATATTATCGATAGAGCGATAGTAACTCCCGATAAGCATTTTCCTATTCACGATAAAAAAGCAATTAGCTTAGTATGTAAAGCTATAGAAATGGTTAAACCAACTATATATATCGATTTAGGAGATACTGGAGAATGGGAGCATTTTAGTACGCACTATTGGAAAGGTCGAAATGCAAAACCAATGGAAGATTTAATACCATTATTAGATAAAGATGTAAAAGCTGTTAATAAAGGTATGGATATTATTGATAAATCTCTTAATAAAGTTAAATGTAAAAAAAGACATTTTATTCAAGGTAATCATGAAGTTTGGCTTGATAAATTTGTAGTGAGATATCCATATTTAAGTCATTATATGACAGAAGAAGCATTGAAATTAAAAAAAAGAGGTTATGAATATCATCCTTACAATAGAAAAAAACTATTAAAAATAGGGAAGTTAAATTTTACACATGGTAAATTTGTTTCTAAATATCATTCCTTTAAACATTTAGATGTATATGGCGAAAGTATAATGTATGGACATACTCACGACTTACAAAGACATACAAAGACAAATGTTGGGGGAACAATAAGTGCTTGGAGTTTAGGTTGCTTAAAAGATATTGAAGCTGATGAAGATTGGTTAAGTGGAAGGCTTACAAATTGGAATCATGCTTTTGCTATAATTGATTTCTTTAAAAATGGAGATTATAAAGTAGAAGTAATAGAAATAATAAATGGTAAAACCTCAGTATGGGGTAAGCTATTAACTTAAAAACAAGGAGAATAAATGGCATCAACATTATCTAGCGGAACATTAACAGTAAAAGTTATTGAATCTATTAAATTAAATGGTGTAGAACAAGGCGCTAATAATACAAAAGTGATAAGTAGTATAAGTGAAATATCAAAAAGAATTATCTCTGTGCCAACAAGTGAAGTAACATTAGTATCATTTTCTACGGCAGTTGCAGCTGGTACATTTGTTGAATCAGATGTTAGATATATAAGAATAACAAATAAAGATGATACCAATTTTATATATTTAGTCTTTAAAAATGAATATAATAATGAATTTTGTGTAAAATTAGATTCTGGTCAATCCTATATATATAATGGAGACAATACAAGTGGTCTCATTGATACTATGTTAGCAAACCAAGTAGCATTAGGGTTTACAGAAGCAACTGGTGATACCACTGATTCTAGTGCTAATATTACCAATATTACAGCTACAAATAAAATAATACCTGGGTTAAGAGCCACACATGATAATGCTCAAATACCAGCAGGAAGTAGTGTTGGGGCTGTAACAGGTGGAGATTCTACAGATGGATATGAAGCAACTCAAGTTGGTCTTGTTACTAGACATGCAACTACTGGCGCAGAAACAACATCTACAATAGCTAGCCACACATCGGGCTCTTCTGATACAAATGGAACAACGACATATGCAGCAGGTTTTGGTGATTTAGTAGAAATAACAGCAGAATCAGATACATCATCTTGTGATATTGAGGTATTTGTAGCTAGCGTATAAAATGGAGATAAATGGAACAAGAAGTTATAGAAAATCTTATCGGTCAATATGGCTGGATGGCAGCATTAGGCTTCTTATTCCTTATAGGACGTAATACTATTGAGTCTCTTATAGAGGCTATTAAAGTTTTTGCTGGTGATGATTTAAATACTGATGATGTTATAATTTTTGATGATAGACCAGCTAGAGTAGTAAGAGTAGGTTTTTGGAAAACAATTTTATTTGTATATGAGGTTGGGTGTAATAATGGAAAACCTTATATTAAAGGTGGAAATAAAGTAGCGATACAAAACGATAAACTGAAAGACCATATGATAGAAAAACCATTGCCAATGTTAGATTTAAAAAAATGGGATGATTGTACGGAGGATAAATGATTCTTTTTCCCTATTT